TATAGAAAATATCAGCAGTAGTTACGCCACCACTTGAACTACGAATCTCAAATATCTTTCTACCATCTGTAGTGTAGAATCCAATGGGAAGAATCTCAGCTCTACCCCATACCTGATCTACAACGAAATCAATACGCTTTTGATTCCAGCTAAAGTGATCCCTAATGGGCGCTCCAGCCATCTGCATATTATCACCAAAATACATATTCAATGCTTCGTCTTTAGATTGCTTCTGAATAATGCTTACAAGCTGACCAATCTGTTCATATGCTGCCTTCTGACATGGATGCATCCAAGCAGTACATTTGAACTGATTGTCAATACCTACTCTATTACCTACCTTATTAATGGCTAGTCTTGGCAATGGAAGTGTTAGAGCTGCTCCGCCACCATTTACGCGGCTAGCGCGAATTTGTGGGAAGTTAGCTCTATTAAATCCAAGCCATGTACCAGTAGAAGCATTAGAGTGATGATAGGTAACACCATACAAAGCTGGCAATGTAGTTGGATTAGATAGACCTGCTGTAACAAGTCGATCTGTAGCAACTGCACCAGCAATAGCAGGAGTTACATCAATACTCTTATTCTCTGTATCCCATTCAGTAATAGTTCCACTTCCTCTCAATGTAACTAGAGTAGCATCATATACTTGGACTACTTGACCTTCTCGAACAAGCCTAGCACCCCAGCCATCTGAGTTAAGAGTATAGGTATCTACTCCACCACTAGTAGAGACTGCTGAAATAGTACCAACAGTCCCATCTCCCGGCTGCTGAAGCTGAGAGTCGATCTGTCTCCTAAATTCAACAATAGCTCCAGCAGTAAGACGCCGGACTGCATCAATTACAGCCTTACGCCTATCATCGGAACTCCACTGAGTTAGTTTGGTATATTCAATATTCTCTGATAGAAATACTGGCCTGAGAGTAGCCTTATCCCACTTGGGACCACCACCTCGACCAAGATCACCGCCATTAGGATCGAAATACTGAAAAGCTCCACCAGGAGAAATCTCCAATGGAACTCTCATTTCTCTATATGATACTATTTCAGCAGGCCGTTTCTTAACGGTAGCTGCAAATCTGTCATCTGATTCAAAGATGACTTCTACTTTTTCACGAACCCGCTCTAGCTCTGCTCCAGCTATTGCAGCTTCGTTTACTGCTGTAGGAGGCATTATTTAACTCCACTAAGGCAAAGTGTTTACTAGTTTAGAATCCCTTAGTCTCTACTAAGAAACTCCAATGCCGTTTCTCCCTTTTTCATCTCGTTCTTTCCACTTTGCCTAGGTGTGGAACGACCTGCCGGTATTGTTCGTCTTTCAGACAAGGTAGAGGTTTCTTCTTTATCTTCACCATTACTTCGCTGTGAAGAACGCGAGTCTTTTAGAACTTCTTTTCTAACTTCCATAATATACTTCTTAAGTAATCCTTTAGCTGAAGTAATATACTTAGACTTAATTTTATCCTTATGAATCTGAGCTAGCTTACCCCTCTCAGCATCATCCCATAGCTTTTGAATTTCTTTACGGAATGTAATATTCTTAGCAAGGTCTCTATCTACTAACTTGCATACTTCTTCTACAGCCTTCTTCTTAGAAAAAGAACTCATATCTCCTTTAGGATCAATATACTGTTCTACTGTAGCCTTTAATATATTATCAATCCGACTCTGAACCTCGCCTACGGCGGATTCTAATCTTTCCTGCCTAAAAGCATTGCGTTCTTGCTCTAGTTCAGTATCAACCTTAGTATCGACTTCTTCGCTAGGCTTAGCAATTCCGCCAGGAAATGCCCATCCAACTAGTGTTTCAACGGCTGAGATTAAATCGTCATTCTTAGCTTTAGTACCTTGATCGTGAGCCTGGAATAGAACTCGTTTAAGGTTATCTGTTACAATATCAACATAAGCTGCTTTATCAACTTTCTGTAGATTAGTTAATAGATTCTTAGTAATCTTACCAAAGGCAGCAGGATCGTTCTCTTTAATCTTAGAGAATAATTCTACTGTACTGCCTTGAAGTAGAGAGCCTTCCATTTCATCAAGAGTATTAGCTTTATCTATAGACTCTCTAATTCCATCCATTCCACCAAATTGTTCAGCTATCTCTCTATCCCTGTAGATCATCTTCTCGAACCAGGGATGTTTCTTAAAGAGATCAGGAAAATCCTTTAATAGCTGCTTCTTTCTAGGTGGACCAGTAATGTCTAGTTCTTCCTCAGGCTCATCTTCAGATTCGCCTTCTGCTTTACTAACCTTCTTCTTATCCTTATCATCTTCATCTAAGTCTAATATTTCTTCTTTGTCTTTCTTAGTATCTTTAGTATCATCCTTAATTTCAACTTCATCTTCGCCCAGTAGGTCAACTATTGCATTAGGATCATCTGGAACTACTCCAGCAGTACTTCCAATACCACTACCACCATTAGGCTCTGACATCGCTATCTCCTTTTATTTCCTGGCCACTATTCTTACTTTTACCGGCCGGGAGTTTCTTTTGATCAGGATTATCTTCACCCTGACCAGCTTGGCTTGCTTGCATCATTATCTGTGCAGCTAATTGTTTATGGGCCATATAGTGCATTACAATTAGCATATATCCATTTTCATTCATAATCTTAGCTTCTCTACCAGCCTCGCTAATTAGCCAACCGCGGCAGATCTCAGCTTCAAGCATATGATTATCAATCTCAGGATCAACAGTTACATCAATGAGATTGAGCATCATATTTATTTCATCATATTGTTTAATCCTATCTGCTTCACCAGGAAGTTTAAATTCAGGTATTTTAACTACCTTACGAACAAATGGTAGATTATCAGGATCAGCTAGTGCTAGCTGTATCTCTTGCTGATTAAGCTCCATAAGTCTCATAATAGTTTCAGCTTTTTGTTCATCGCTTATTGGTAGTTGATCTGAACCCTCTAGTTCAATTTCGCCAATTTTACCAGCCATCTCTGCGCGTATTAAGAACGTATTAATGTAATTACCGCTACTTTTATCTTTAGTGACAATCCTTTCATCTTCCTGCATTAGCTTCATGTAAGCAGGAATAACTTTACCGAATGCGTCTTTCCAAAGATTAGTCAGCATCTTCCAGGGAGTCTGTAATCTTTGCAATGCCATACCTTTCTGCATTGCATATTCACTAGCCGTCCTGGAAGTTTTATTAACCTGAGCACCACCAAACAAACTAGGCATCGCACCTGATGCAAATTGGCCTAATTCTTGAACAATTCTAAAAAATGAGAATACTTCTGGTGGTAATTTAGCCGCTGTGCTAGCAAAGAAAGCATCACTAATATTTTTACCTGCTGCTGCTTTAACAGCCGTAATCATACCAGGATTAGCTTCAATTTGAGACTGGCCCTCAAAGTCTACAACGCTTGGATCTGCCCACATTTGAGTAGTTGCATGTTCGATAGACTGCAATGTTAAGCTGATGAGATCATTAATAATATCCTGAACATTAGTAACTAACTCACCCATCGGTTCGTGAGTTAGATAGTCTGAAGTCGGATTACGGCTAAGAGTCCAAACATCATCTAGGCTCTCATTACAATACTGTGCACAATAATCATTAACAAAGGTTACATAACAGCCAGAGGGAAATTTAGTCTTTAGTTTATTATAATCAGCTTCAGGTAAAACATTAAAGCTTGCTGGCCTTAACCAAGAATTACGAACAGTTACCTGCCCTTCAGGAGTTTGACCCCCATATTGCACATTAGCTCTATAAGCTGTATCATAAGAGTCATATCCACTAATACCACCACCAGCATTATTAGAACCAACGCTGAGCTTATCGCGAAGATGTTCGAATTGTTCAATTACGTTAGCATAATGCGTATCAAATGTCTGAATAAGATACGGAGTATCAGCTTGCTTCTTAGCATAGTTTGCAACCTTAACGTAAAGATTGCCATAAACTTCCATGCAAATTCTGGATTTCGGCTTCTTGGTAACACCAATTAACCTAGGAATTAAGACCTGTTGCTTCTCGAGATTCTCATCTAATAATGCCCCACACTCAGGACAAATAGGACCAAGATTATCAATAACATCTAAAACTTCTACTTCATCTTCTCCAGGACCGTAAGAATCCTCTACTGCATTACTAAATGCTTCATCACTAAGATTAGCATTACATTCTGGACAAATATAACCTTCTACAGTTTCATCTTTATATTCTTTATCCTCATACTCTCCATATAATTTATCTTTCTTAGGATAAGAATAAATAGCTATCATTCCTTCTGTGCAATAAACATACAACGCCTGAAGCCATAACATTATAGCATCATTATGCTTATATACTTGCTGACTAATAATATTACCGGCTTTAGCCGTTGCTAGGTCTAATGGTGATTCGGCATTATCTGGAACGCAATTAACTGCTGGAACCTGAATAGATAATGCAGCTATGATAGTCTCAAGAAATGCCCTAAATACGTTAATTGGTTTGTCGTAGTAAGCCTGCTGTAAATCACTACCGTTAGTATCTAAGTTGCTTGCTAGACGATAATCTCTGGCCGTCTCTGACCAGTAGATTCTATTCATATTATTCCAATATAATTTCAATCTACGACAATGGCGCATTTGAGCTTCACGCGTAGCTCTATCTTCCTTCTCAAAGGTATCCGTTACCGTCTTGAGAAGACGGCTTATTTCGTCGTCTAGCTTATCTGGCTCTTTAGTCATTATGTTAGATTAACAATTACTTCTTCATGAAAAGGCTACGCTTCTTCTTAGGTGTTTCTTTAATGAATTCTTTAGCAACGGCTTTACCTGGAGCAGCAGCATTACTAATAGCTCCTTTAGCAGCAGCACTCATAAACTTGAATTGCTTAGCACTCTTAGCAGGCATTAACCTTTAGCCTCTCTTTCTAATTCGGCTACAGTATTAGCTATGTCTTCTTCACTAGGTTTAGCTTCTTGATTACCAGCAGCAAATGTGCTAGATCTAGCCTGAGCTTCTTTTCTATCTTTATCTTCTAGATAATTCTGACGCCTACTAAAAACCCCTGCAATAGGAGCCGTCTTATTCAATTCTACTGGAGTAATGGCCTTGGGTTTAATAATACTAATAACTGTATCAATAGCTTCTTTCTTCTCAGCATTAGCAATAGCTAGCTGCTGCTTAAGTACTTCACAGCCTTTGCAGTTTTCATAATCTGTCTTGCCAAGAAGATACAGTATTAACCTTATCACAACCCCATCCTTCGCCTTCTTGCTAGAATACCCATTGTTCTCAACTGCTTAACTGGTTTTCCTATTACACTACCACCAGATTCAACTGCTTCCATCTGACGATAGAACTTAGTAGCATCTTGAGTCTTTTGATATTCAGCTACTACATTTTGTATAATTAAATCTTTACTTCTATCACCAAGTTCTCCATTAAGGAATCTCTTAACGGCTTTACAGAAGTAGCGCAAATCATCAATAGGGTCGTCCCCATCAAAGTCTTCAATATCTTCCACTTTAGTATCTGAATAGATGCAAGCAGGAATAGTATCAATTAGAATCTTACAGGTATTGAATATTTGAAGAATAGGAATTTCTGTTTCTTCACTTTCATCTATAAACTGATTCTTATACCTGTCGGCACCTTCTGGACCAAAATTCCTATAAATATATTGATATTTATCAAGATCGAAGAACTCACCTTTAGCCTTCAAACTTCGCTTAGACTCCCAACGAAGGAAGTCATGTATTAATTGTAAACCTATAATTCGGCTGCCCGGTGTATTTTCTGAGCTTGAAGCACTCAACTTACTATACTTATTAAATATACTTACAATAGTATCATTACCCCTATCTTGCCAAGCACTGCCACAAAGGACTGTGTGAGCTGGCATTTCATTATTCTCATCGTGTATTTCTCTTATCTCTGATGACCAATTAGCAATATCTACACCTTTCCAGGCTCTTTCTCTATAAACAAATACCCTACCATTTGGACTAATAGCACCCCACATTGCATATGCCATAGCTCTTTTACCCCAATCAATAGCTAATATTCTAGTCCACCACTCTGGTATAGTAAATGGTTCTACAACATGAAGTGCATTATCCGGTTCGTTAGGAAATCTAATAGGCCTAAAGGTAGTAAATACGCTGCCCCTAAAGGCATTCCAGTCACCATACTTCTTAGCTTTCTTTTCAGCTTCTGGAAGTAGTTCTAGCCGTTGTGCGTAAGTTGGGTCATAGGATACTCCTGTTGGATTATCTTCAATATATGCTGGAATGAAGATTCTTAATGTGTTAGACTTAGCATCCCTAATTAGTTTATATCCATCCGGAGCCGGAGCTACGAATCTATTATGAGTAAATGTCTGACCTATACCACCAGGATTAGTGCCATTTCTTAATATTGCTACATTAATATGAGCCGTTCCGACTCGAATTCGGCTCGTCATATAAATATAAGGGTATTCAGGAAAGTGAGTTAGTTCATCAAAGCTACCATAATTATACTGTGCTGAGTCATACATTGTAATATCACCTGGATTTTTAACATGGCCAAAGTCCATATAAGAACCATATTCAGGCCATTCCCAGGAGTGCTTTTGTTCATTATACTTGCCACCAGTTTTAGGATACCACTCTTTACTAAGCCTGATAATTTCCCTCTCAAGGTCAGGGAATTTTCGTCGTAGTATAATCCCTTTGAAGCCTCTATGTTTGTAGAAGCCACGAAATAGCGGTAGCATAGTAAGAATCCAACTCTTACCACCATAAGCCGCTCCGCCATAAAGAGCCTCAAATATTTCATCTGGTAATGCTAAAAAGTCTTCTTGTCTAGGATGTGGCTTAATGTGAATATCTTCTAAGAAATCAGCTTTCAGGCGTTCGCCTGCTTGCTTAATATATTCTGACTGAACCTCAGACATTAGACTCTAAAACTAGTCGGACTTAGGAGTCTTCTTAGCCGTTGTTGGTTCTTTAGTGCTTTCGACTCCAGCTCGAAGTGTAGCCAACCCTAAGCCTGAAAGTAATGCCAGTATTGCCTGATAGGTTCCTTCATCAATAAGACCTAACGCCCGAACGGCTGATAAGGCTGCCATTAAAATGGCTACGATATAAGTCTTTTTGCCCTTTAACAAAATCCTAACCTCCTCAACTTTCCATGCCCTAGTAAAGAGCCCTGACCAATAACCTGAGTCTTTTAACAGCTGTGGATCCTTTATTCCTTTACTAATCCAATCCCAGAGCTGTTTAACTCTTAGAGTATTGATCAGGCCCAGTGTTTTGCTCCAGTTTAACTTTTAACTAATCTAGCCTTTAAGTCTCTGGCACCACATTAGATAGATCAGATACCTGAGTAGCCATAGTCTCTACTCGACCGGCAACATCTTCAAGTGCTGCCTTATCTTCAGGACTAAGACCAGTCGCACCTGCAAGAATACGCTGAATATCAGCACTAATATTTGCTAGTCCTTCACCTACTTTACCTAGTGCCGAATCTACTCGCTCACGAAATGCCGTAACTTCTGCTGACTCTGCCACTTTGAAACCCTCTTTCTGCAGCCGTTTGAGTATAGATAGTATTTCCTTAGTCTCACTATTATCATCATTGTGAATATAGAGATGAATGTCAATCTTCATAGGCTACACCTAACTAAACACCCAAACATGATTCGCTCCTGTAATCGTATCTGTAATAGTAGTTAGACTAGCAAGAGCAATATCAAGAGTTCGCGACAACTGGCTATCATTAGGAGTATAAGTAATCTTTACAATACTAGCAACGTAATCAAACTCAATGTTAGTGATATTAGGTAATGCTATAGCTGTTACTGCTTGTTCTGGTCCAGTAACACCTGTAACTGTTGCACTTACACTCATTATGAATCTCCAGTGCTACTTAAAGCACTCTTGTCTTCGCCGTTCTGGTGTTAGACTGAAACATATTTGCTGTAAGAACTTATTAGATCTTTCTACTTCATTAGCCGTTCGCCTAGCTTCATCTGCTTGAGCTATCATAGTATTATTATGTGATTTTAATAGTTCATAAATATCATCTTGCTTAGTGCTTACACTCTGAACAATAAACCAGATTAGATAACATGCAATAGCTGCAGGAATACCTATCTTATAAATTGAGCTAACCCACCAAGGCTGATCGCTATCGCCCATTCTTTTATTAACTATATGAGAGTGCATTATCGTCCGAATCCTACAGTTGAGCGACTTCTAGGATTATGAGAGCTTGCTGAAGGAGGTATTAGGGAAACTGCTATACATGAATAAGCTGAAAATACACTAGTCATTGTTCCATCAATAGTAACAGGAGTTCCTGCTGTGCTTCTATCCCCTATCCATAAAGCTGTATTTGCAGATACTTGTTCACTTCGTTCAGTTCCATTAGTAAAGCTTACACTTCCCATTGTTAGCTCATTATCAGAACAAGCAGCCAATAGAAGATTTCCTGATGAATTATCTGCACTTACTGTCCATGCTGTTCCTCCTCCAGTAGTACTTCCTGGAGTTCCTAAGCTATCAACATTATCATAACCAAAAGCAAAACAAGAAGATAAACTGGTAGAAGCAGCAGTTGTAACTACTGCATCATGAGTTCCAGAAGTTCCTCCTGCTAATCTATAGAGTGATACTGTACGAAAAGAAGTATTAACCACCATAGATCCAATAATCGTAAGATTCTCAGACCCATTCCAGGTAACAGAATTAATAGTGGGAGTAGTAGCTGCTCCTACTTCAGTAATAACAAATAAATCATCTCCTGATGTTAGTGTATAACTACAAGTAACAGTTGTGGAACTAGTAGTTTGAGCAATAGTTCCGGCTGAAGTAAAAGTAGGCTGAGCCTTAGTTGAAGCAGCTAGAGAAAGAATGAAGATAAAGACTAAAGCTATAATCTTTTTCATAATTTAACTTCCTGCTACCTCAAAAACAAAGAACCGAGAGTAAAATGAAGGCATTGAGGTTCCACCAGATCGCCATTGAATATAAAGCCTATTAGTAGCAGGATCAAATGCGGCCCCTACTATTCTAGCTGAATTTGGATTATTACCACCAGTATAAATTCCATTTGCAACTAAAATATCTCTAATTGAAAAAGCTGAAGTGGGTCTTAATTTATAACCGGGTATAGTTCCATCTAAGACTAAAGCTACTTGTGCCGGATCAAAAATTTGAATTTCATAATCTGTATCATCTTGTGTCAGAGAGCTACTTGAGTAATAAGCATAGTCCTTAGCAAGTGATGCTATTGCAATTATACCATGTCTTGTTCTAGTCCCAGCATCATTATCAACCCAATCCCATGCTGAATTAAAACTGTCCCCCCAAACAAATCTGGCATAACCGTCTGGGTCATTGGGAGCCGCACCACCATTTTCTCCGGTCCACCATTCATCAGTTCCAGATCTATCTGTAGGATATGTAGGACGAGTTGTAGGATTAGAGCGACTATCGTTACCATCATACCAGTTAACAACATTAGTAGTTACCCTAGCTCCCCTATCAAATGTCCTACCGTTATAATCAGTAAACCAATCTACAGAAGATGTTCCTGAGCGATAATCTCCACCAATCTTGAATTGATCAGTAGCTAATCCTCCTGTTGTAGCCCCATAAGATATAGTAGAGTAAACGCCATGAAGAACAGGAAAGAATAATAAGAATGGTCCATATGAAGGACCGAGTCCCATATTAGAAAGACTAGCATATCCTCCAAATCCTACTGCATATGGACCCGTAGTATTTGCAGATGAGAACCAACTAGGAACATGCCTAACAGCACCAAATGAAGATCTTTGACCAACTCCAGTAAATCCCCAATATCCCTGAAAATTAGACTCAACATCTGAATCATTAACATCTAGTGTATAAATAGAAGATATTTCATTGCCTGTAAATGGTGCTTGTGGATAATCAACTGAGTGCGAAACCCAAAGTCTTCCTGCTGACTGCTCATACCAAATGCCAATATGATCATCATTTTGCATTAAAACATTAGTTGTTATAATAGTTCTCCAAGTAATGTTTTGGCTAAATGAAGCAGGAAGAGTAAATTCTCTAAGATAGAAGTTAGTATTAAGGAATGCAGTCATTCCTCTAAATGTTCCACTTACATACCTAAAAGAGAATCCTTCTGACCAAGCAGAATCAGTCTCAGCATCTCCATAGTAACCTAAAAAACTAAAATCTGATTCTTGTAAGAGTTCTCTATCTTCTTCAGCAGACGAGGAAGTAGTTGCAATGCGATGACGGACTTGTCCCGTAGCTATAATAGTAGTAGCTAATAGAACTGTGAGTATTCTAAAACTACTCTTTAACATAAGTGAAGTTAATATCTATTTGAACAGCAGCACTATTTTCGATACAGAGTGCATTAGAAGCTGCTGTCTTAGTAAGTTGAAAACCTCCACCAGATTTAACAATACCAATTGTATCTGTTGTGCTAACTACAAATCTATGAGTAAACAAATCAGTTTCTCCTGTTGCACAAGCAGTTCCAGTTCCGTAAATAATCTGAATTACAGTATCATCTACTACATCAATATCATAGTCACAAAGATAGATTACTTGGCTAGATGTTAATGCTACTAGTTCTGTATTACCGCTACTTGATGTAGAGATAGTTCCACTAAGCCTCTTGCTGCTATCATCACATTTAGTAGATGCCGGAGCTACTCCGCCAATTTGGCTAATGTTGACACCGGCTCCTGAGACAATATTATCAAGAACGGCTAATGATGCTTTAATTGCATCAATATCAGTAGTAAGTAATCTTAATTTAGCATTAACACTTCCGGTAGAACCTACTGTTGCAGCGGCATCCGATGTTGCTCCTACTCCAAGTGTTAAAATTGAATCGCTTGCCTCTGTAACTCTAGGACTTCCAGTTCCAGTATTACCTGCTCCCATTAAGGGAGTTACACCATTAATCTGTGCTACGTTAATAGGTTCGTTGTCTGGGAATGTTGAGACTGTAACGGCTTGAGCACTTGGAAAGATAGTATATAAATATCTATCCGTGCTCATTCTAGGTAGACCAACATTACCATCAGTAATAGCAGGAGGTGTAGTATCGAATAAAGCTCCTATACCAGTAATATCTGTAACAGCAGTATTATCTCCTTGAGATACTCCACCACTTCCACCACAGCCAGAAGTGCAAGTAACAGGTAAAGATACTCCACCTGCAATACCTTGAACTGATCTAACTTGAGCATCAGCCGTTCCAGCCGTTCCAAAAGCTGCATCGTGAGCCGTTGTAGTAAGAAGTGCTGATGTATTTAAATTAGTTCCGGCATTCGCAGTTACTGTTCCAGTAATAGCCGGTAATGTTGCAATATCAAGAGGAACACTACTAACAACATCTACGTTACTAGTAGGACCACCACCGCCTCCACTAGCACCTCCACCACCTGTTACTGATGCACCAAGAGAAACAATAGCATTACCAGCTCCAGATACTCCACAAACCTTAGCCCATCTAAAGCCACCAGTATTAACCTGATATTTACCGTCTGCTGTAATGTTTGCTGCAAGGGCAGGTGAGGTATCTGTGGAATCTATTACTGGAATTGCAGTATAGATGCTATCAACGGCTAGTTGAACATTAAGTGTAAAGGTTCCAGTTACATTTACTTCTGCTTCAAGTGTTCCAAATCCCCTTACTGCAAAGGGACTAGAACAACTAGTTCCAGAAATAGTAAATGGTCCCTGAGAATTGTAGTTCTGTGCTCTAGCTTCACTAGAAAAGAAAGCTAGTGAAATGGCTAAGACTACTCCAATTAAGATTCTTCTCACTGTAATTCCTTTCAAACTAGTCAAGCCGGGACCTCTTTGTAGTCAGACAATTCACGACGTTGTGGTGCGTAGAAATGTAAGTGAACTGGTTTATCTTCAGTCTTATCTTTACGTTCTCTAATATCAGATACAACCCGGCTCATTTTAGCCGCAACGTCCGCCAGCTTCTCGGATTTAATATTAGGAATATCCTGCTTAAGTTGAGAAATTGCAGAGTGCAAACAACCCAACGCATCTCTAGCTACTGTTTCCAGTTTAATCTTATCATCTGCATTATTTAGTAGTTGATCAATGTTAGGGTTATTTTCACTAGCTTCTAATATCTGCGGTACTAATACTTCCTGCTTTGCAGGTTCATTGAATACTGGTATGTTAAACTTTACTTCCTGCTCAGGCTTAGTATTACCCCCAGTAAACAAGCTCATAGCCTTTGAGCGTGATTCAGACTTATTCAAGCCAGCCCGAAGTTTATTAATGAGATTACCACTCGACTCTAATCTCTCCTGTGCCTTACTTGAATTGATTAGCATAGTTCTTATTTCACCCTACACTTCCGTCTTAGACGAGTAGTATAGTCCTAGTGCTCAAACTTGTCAACCCAGGCAAACCCTAGAAATAATACGTAATCCTATGCAAATTTTGCATGAAGTTAATTTTGGCATTTTCCATTTTTATTATTTCGTTTTTATTAAATTTGTTACGGTTACGCTGTTCATATTTCAACTTGATTAGTTAAGTTGTTTAGTGTAAGATTAACACTCCGCACCCAAAGCAACGGGACTCCAATTCTAATTTGGGCGGGTATGGGGGTATTAGAGTTAATACTGTAATAGGCTGGCACTGTATTAATTCAAGGCGAAATGATTTAACAACTATTTAACAAATGATTAGTTGGCAGTGTGTTAGTATGCGTGTATTGGAGGATTGTTGAATGAAGCTGTTAGTGCCTGTAGTGAGTTTGGGCGTATTCGCGTTAATCACTTGGCTAGCTACATCAGCCGTTCAAGGCTGGAGCTTTAGATTACTGGAGGTATTACCGTGACTAAGTGGGTTGTGATTGTATGGGATATAAGAGACTGGGAAGCTACTGAGCCATCATCGGAGGTAGGAACCTACTACACACAGATAGAAGCAGAGTTTGCCCTTGCAGAGTATTTCAGAACTCTACATGGACCCTATATTTACAAGTCAGAAATACGAGAGGTAGAATTGTGAACATCTACATTTGTGACATCTGCCGAACGGCTAATAGTGCCGTAAGACTTCAGTGTCAGTCATGCGGAACGACGCCGGCGGCCTATTCAGTTCTAGGGGTTAACTCTAGGGTGATAGAGACTGAGCTAGGACCGCATGATATTCAAGTTGTGCGAGCTCATGGATGCGATAGACAGGAGAATCATAGGACAGTGCGAGTCTACCTCAGGACTGTTCCGATGGATTATTACGCCAGCTAGCCTAAACACACAAATAGCCCAGTAAGCCTATTGTAGACCTACTGGGCTATTTTCTTGCCAGCTTAAACCTGCCCACTAAAACACAAATAGCCAGACTAGAAGTAATTAGTTCCTAGCTGGCTATCTATGCCCTAGTTTTTATTATAAGAGAATTGCCACTAACTAGTAAACCTGCAATTCAATAAGGACTCGTATTTAAGCCTAAGCACTAACCTTATACCAATTCGGTTAGCCACTACCCGACTAGTTGGTTTCTAGTCGAATCCTCTTTACGAATCTCAGTTTAAGACTCCGCACTATGCCTAAAACCTATTTATACTCGCATAGTCGAGTTATTCAATCAACCTTACCAGAACATTGTAGCATGAACTGGTAAGGTTGTCAAGCACTAAATCAAACTATTTACTTAGTAGCTGACGCCGCTGCCATCCTAGCGTCAAAACCCTTCTGAATAGCCGGCTTCATGAGGCTAACTGCATCTTCAACTGAAACGCCTGAGGCTGCAATGTAGCCATTAACAGCCTGCTTGAAGGACTTGACCAAGCTATCGGGCCAATTCGGTTCAGTGTATTCCGACAGGACATCGGATGCCGCTGCATACTGAGAACTATTGAAACCGTCTACCAGATAAGAGACAAGCAAGCTTTGACCCTGCTGAGTTTCGGGAGTCTTTGTCAGACTCATAAACTCCTGAATAGACACCGGCAAAGTCTCCGGCTGGTCAGTATCGAATGCTTCCCAATCAACTACCTTTGGGTTTCTCCCTCTAGTCTGACCGAAACGAACTCGAAGGCCCTTGCCGGTTCGGTCTTTATTAGCTGCTGTTTCCTTCGCGGTCAATTCCTGCTGAAACTGCTTCTGGAGTTCCTTAGCGTTTGCTGCTTCTTGTGCCATTTTGGTTTGTCCTAACTTTAGGTCAATGGGGTTGATTCCCTCACTTGACAACCACATTATAGCATAGAGTAACTACTTTGTCAACTGTAGTTAAAAGTGGACACTCGCAACGGCTCGTAAAGAAAACCGTAATCTAAAAAGGACACTTTCCAATTCGCTAACTCTATCATAAGCCAGGAATTAATTCAACCTTAATCATTCCCTCAACATGATACTGAAAGAATCTGGGACAATCTGGGATTTTCTGGGAGAAACTGAGAGAATCTGAGGCAATCTGAGACGCCGACGGAGGCGAAAGTTGGCCGAAACGCTAGGAAATTTGCATGTTTTGGGGCGAAAACGCTAAGCTACCACCCCTCCCCCCATCGCTACCGTCGCAGTAAGTTGTCCTAAAGTTGTGACGTTTTATTCTTTCTTTTTATATATCTATATATATTATATATTATTATTATATATATTATATTAAGAGACTGACACCAGAATAGGACACTTGACAGGTTGGGTATAGTATGGTATAGTGGTGGCTGTGAAGGGTATTGTGTGGGCTGAACACGCTCTAAGTGCTTGCTTCGCAAGAGGTTACAGCCGTTCCACGGTCGCACCGTCGCGTGCAAGCAGGCTCAGATTCTCTCAGATTCTCTCAGATAGTCACAGAAAGTCTCAGATTCTCTCAGAAAGTAGTATAAAAGCCTTAAAGAAAGGATTGAGGGGCACAAAAAGTTATTGCTTCAAGTAGAAGCAGAGATTAACAAGATTTCACGTAAACTGGAGTAGCAACGTAAACACAGTCCTATTTAGGACTAAGGAGTAAAAACAATGTCAAACTTCACTAACAATCCAAACATGAACAAAGGTGGCGAATCGAGCATTAAACGATTCGTTCATCAGCCGTTGACCGTTAATCATGGCGGATTCAAGTTCAGTATACAGGCTAATGGTAAAACGGTCATTAGTGGTCCTAGTAAGCCAGACAAGGATAATCCCGGAGAATATATCTTTGATGAGATTGAAGTTCCTGCGAGTCTAATATTCAAGATTAGTCAGGCACTTCAGATGACTAGGGAGGTAAAGTTTTTAACCATGAGCGAGGTTAAGGCTAATCCTAGTCTTAGTTCTGCGCCGGAAGAAGTCTAGTAGTTCAGGCTAAAACAAGTGCCAACGTCGGAAGGCTTGAGAATTAAGCAAGGCTAAGAATTGACTCATAGCGGTTATCACTTATTTAGCATCGAGTTAGAAGGTGATAACCGTTTTAGTGAGTTCTTACTAAGATTAGTTAAAGGTTTTGAGAGTCGAAAACGAAGCTGTTTAGAATTTGGATTAAGGATTAAAATGACTCCACAAGAAGAATTATTTGCTAAGTTCTTCTCAGAAGAAGCTATACTAGTATCTGAACTAGATGATATTAGCCTTATGGCCCGTAGAGAAGAAATGAGTAAGATAGCATTTCAGGCTAGAGCCTGCTTACATGCGATAGACGAAGATGTTAGAAAGAGAACTAAAAGTAAGAAGTTCTCTATTGAGACTGATGGTAATGGTGAGGATATTACTAGCGATCAGCTTAACGTAATTAAAGATCGCCAGAAGAGAATGTCTAAGATGGATAAAGTTAGGCAGTCTCTAATAAACATGGGCGTTGACCCTAGTGAAGCGGATAAAATCGTCAGCGCACGTAATATTAGAGATAACTCGCCTAGCAGGCTTAATCAAGCTACACCAGCCGTTAATCCGTTCAATAAGTCAGACTCTAATAATGAACCAGGCACCACAGGTGCGGCTAAAGAGACATCCAGTCCAAGTAATCTAACGCCTAATGCTGGTTCAAGTCTAACACTGCCACAGTTTAACTCCCCCAAAATTAAACCTAAGCACAAGCCTGGTGAAATAGACTGGGATGAAGTAGTTAAAGAAGCAAAGGCTAAGGCTGAATTAGAAATTAGTTCTGTTACATTTGAATTGCCTAAGTTTGAGGATTAATTAAAATGTCTGACAAAGCATACCTAGATGATAATGGGAACATTATTAAGTGTAGTGATTTAATTTATTGGGCTGTAACTATGGAAAATAATAATAGAAGAATTGGATTAGATATAATCAAGGTTGATAATGAAGAAATAAAAGTGTCTACAGTATTTTTAGGGTTAAATCATAATTTTGGAGATGGGCCAGATTTATGGTTTGAAACTATGATATTTGGTGGAATTAATGATGGCTGGCAAGATAGATACTCTACTAGAGAACAGGCTTTAATAGGGCATCAAAAAGCTATTGAAATAGCTAAGTCCGATAAGGTAGTTGAATAAAATGAAACTACTCAACTACCTAATAGTAATAGCCTGGAGTTTGTTCATGGCTTTAGTGCTAGCATTTAACCTCTTCTATTAAGGTCAATTCCAATGGCCCTAAGCACAATAATAAAAGAAGAATGCCCTAAGTGTGGTAAGACAGCTATAGAAGTCTCGTCTAGCACTATATTCGGAGTAAAGGAAATAAAGCTCCAATGTGGTCATAACCTATTAAAAACTAGCCTAGCAGATTCTACACTAGCCGTTAGTGATTATGAACTAATCAAGTCCAACGATGGCAAATCGTTGAGACCATACCAAATAGACGGTATTAAGTTTTGGGAAGCTAATGATTGCTTAGGAATACTAGCCGACGAACAAGGCTTAGGTAAGATGGTGCAAGGTATTTGCACTTTGCGTCTACACCATACTAAACTGCTTCCAGCAATAATAGCCTGCCCAACTACCATTAAGCAACAATGGATGTATGAGATTCTACGCTGGCAAGGTGAGCATAAGTTCAAGATTCAAGTCTTGAATGATGGAAAGACTGTAGCTTTACCAGGGTTTGACATTTACATCATCACCTATGATATATTGAAGAAAGCCTCGGTGTTTGACTATGTAGGTGATATTAGCACGATAGTGCTGGATGAATGCCAGAGAATTAAGAATCACCTAGCTGACAGGGCTAAGGCAGTTCAGGCAATAGTTAAAGACCGTAATATCAAGCACATAATGCCAATGTCTGGAACTCCTATTAAGAACAATGCCGGAGAATACTTTACTGTTCTTAACCTAGTAGCTCCTAGAATATTCCCAAGCTACGAAAGGTTTATTAGCGGCTACTGCAATAGTTACTCTGACTCATGGAATACTAAAGTTGGTGGATTGTTAGATGTAAAGGGTTTTCATGAGATTACTAGGGGTATTGTTCTAAGGCGAACTAAGCCCGAAGTTCTACCAGACCTTCCTAAGCTAGATAGAAGATTTCACCATGTAGAGTTAGACAGAAAGTTGAATAAAGCATATGCTAAGGCTCTTGACGATCTTGATAACGCTTTGTATGACGATACTGTTAGCGAATTTGAGCGTTCGTCTAATACACTCGCTATTATGGCGCGTCTTAGACATATTACAGGTATCAGTAAAGTAACAGAAGCA